TTCATTATGAAAATCTGTTTTATATATATAGAACATATCGAATTTATGCTCTTTTAATAAGATTTTTTTTGTTAGTTTGTTTAACATATTTAAGATATTTAAGTTGATTACTTAACTAAGTTTACAAGCTTAAATGTTAAAGTCAAGTATTATTTGCAAATTAATTTTTATTATATTAAAATATTTTTGGGGGTTTTCATTTCCCCATGAGGGTGTATCTCATCTTTGATTTAAGTTAATTACAGCACCCTCAAAAGTTGCATGATTGAAGGGGGGAGGTTTTAGTTTTCCTCCTCCTGATCTTTGCAGTTATCTTTGTTTAAAATTTTCGGGCGGAAATTTTAAAAAGGACTTCTTTCTTGATTTTAACATTTTACATTGTAAAGTTAGTTAAATAATTAACTTAAATAAAAAGCTATGAAAAATGAATTTAGAAAACTGCAATTATTACAAAATCTTAGTAATAACTTAAGCATAGAATTACATAATATTTCAACATCACAATTCGAAAATTATCTAGTCTCTTATCGAGAAAATGAAGCAGTAAAATTTGGATTCTCAAGATTTGGTAAAAATTTTAAAGTTTGGAAGAACACAGATCACACAATCGACCATAACAAAAAATGGAATAGACACGAATTAAAAAAAGAATTTAGAAACTTTCTTGAAGCTTTTAATTATCTAAAAGAAATAACTAATTATGTAGTAATATAAATAATTACTTGACTTTTAAAATTATTTAATAAATACTATATTTTATAGGGCGAGGTTGGTACTGACATATCGGGAGCAACCTCCCTGATTTTGTCTTAGGTTCAATATAAAGACAGTTTATTATTATGAGGGGTGTTTTGAACCTCGCCCCTCGCCCATATTATACAAGGTTCAATGACACATCAAAATACTAGAGATAGTTATATCTTTTACAGATCATTTTACGAAGCAATAAAAGAACTTCCAAACGAAAATCAATTAGAAATTTACAATGCAATAGCTGAGTATTCTCTTAATTTTAAAGAGGTTGAATTATCTGGATTATCTAAAACAATATTTACATTAATCAAGCCTCAATTAGAAGCTAATAATAAGAAATATATAAACGGAACAAAACCAAAACAGAAGCAAAAAATAAGCAAACCAGAAGCAAAAAATAAGCAAGATGAAAGCAAAACAGAAGGCAATGTAAATGAAAATGTAAATGTAGAATGTATAATGAAGAATGAAAATGTATTGAATGAACAATTTGAAGAATTTTATAATAGATACGGAAAAAAGAAAAGTCCTAGTGATGTTAAAAATAAACTCAAGACAGCATTAAAGAAAGACAGCTTTGAGAATATCATGGCAGGATTAGATAGCTATATTAAAAATAGATCGAAAGACAGTCAATTCTGGAAATATCCTGCGACATGGTTAAATCAAGAGTGCTGGAAAGATGAATATAATCAATCAGAATCAAACAGAGAGCAACACACAGTCGATTTAATCAATAAAATGATGAATGACACATTAATAAATAAAATAGAGGTCACACGGTCAAATAAAGCAAAGTTATTTATGACCAAAGATAATTTTTATAAATATAATTCATTTTCTAATGATTTTAAAGAAAAGATATTAAATTCTTTAAAAAAAGAATTAGGGGTTAATGGGTTAGAATACAATTTTTAATTATGACTATTTACGAAAATCAAGAAGCAGAGCAAATTATTTTAGGAACTGCAATAATGAATAACAGCTTGTTATTAAATGTAGCTGATATTTTAGAATCAAAGCATTTTTCTTATATCGAACATCAAGAAATTTGGAAGGAGTTTATTCGCATTGGAAGAGAGGGAGGAACTGCTGATCCTGTCACACTTAAAAATTTTATGCAAAACAATACGATATTTAAAGACTTGGGAGGCTCTAAATACTTAATGATATTAATGCAATTAGCAAATGGAGTTGCTGATTTAAGAAGTTATGCCAAAACATTAATTGAATTATGGCAAAAAAGAGAGTTTTACGAGTTAATAGAAAATTGTAAAAACGAATTACAAGAAAAAAGTTTTAACTATTTATCATCAGACTTCCAGAATAAAATTGCAGGATTAGAATTTCAAGAACCTAAAAAACAAACGCAATGCACTTCTGACATTCTTGACGATCTTGACAAAGAAGATGCAGAGGGCTTGAGTGATAAATTTGTCGAAACAGGATTTTCTAAATTAGACAATCTTATAAATGGCGGACTTTATGCAAAACAGCTTTATATTATAGGGGCAAGACCTTCCGTCGGCAAAACGACAATAGGGCAAAATATTATATTAAATGCAAGTCGATCAGGTAAAAGATGCCTCTTTATCTCGTTAGAAGTAGATAAAAGAAATGTAATGTATAAATTCTTGTCAAACATGAAGTCTATTGATAATTGGAAGATTCAGAAAAAATGCCTAAACCAATCCGAAGTAGCAGATTTGCAGGAGGCTAAAGAAGAATTGAGAAATATGAAAATATATGTCAATGACTCTTCTGGACTAAATATAACACAAATAAAACAAATTATTAAAAATCAGATAGACAAACAACCAGTAGACTTGGTAGTTGTGGATTATATCCAGATTATGAAAGGTGAGGACACTAGAAATAAGAACGAGTCTTTAATAATAAAAGAGAACACAACAGCTTTAAAATCAATAGCAAAACAATTTGATATTCCAATTTTAGCACTTGCACAAATTAACAGAAAAGCAGTTGAAGGAAGTAATCAAGAACCAACAATTAATGACTTCAAAAGCAGCGGAGGTATAGAAGAAGATGCAGACGTTGCCATGATACTACATAGAGATAGGAATGAAGATAAGGAGGACGGATATTTTTCAGATGCTGGAAAAATAATAATTGCTAAGAATAGGCATGGACGAACTGGGGTTTCAAATGTGATGATTCAAGGTAATTTTGGAAGATTTTTAGAAATAAATTAAATAATTATGGAGCATATATCAAAATCAATAGAAAGAATTTTACAGGAAATAAAAGATAACAACATTAAATTAAAATAATTATGAAAACAAAAGAAGAAAAAAAAGAGTACTACAAAGAATATAGAAAAAAAAACGAAACAAGATTAAAAGAATATGGCAAAAAATATTACGAAGAAAACAAAGAAAAAGTAATAAGAAAAAAAAGCGAATATTATATAAAAAATAAATCTGAAATAGCAAGAAAGAAAAAAGAATATTATAAAAAAAATAGAGATCGCATTTTAAAAGCAAATGCAGAAAAGAAATTAAAAATTACACGAATTGCAATCTACACAAAAAGAAAAGCATATGAAGTAATGCAGACTTTAAGAGAAAAATTTAACACAAATTGCAGAATTTCCGAAGCTGGATCATTAAAAATTATCCACAAAGAACAACCAAAGCATGGAAGATATATAAACGAGACAACAGTTGAATATGAAGATGAGATTTATCTCGTGGGTAAAAAAATCGCAATAAAAAGAAAATATTTTAATATTTATGCTTGACTTTAACATTCTACATTATAAACTTAAATATATAATTAACTTAAATTAAAAAAACTATGACTAACACAATAAAACAAATATTTACAAGAGATGTGGCAGAGAATGTGGCAAACAAATTGTCTAATTTATTTGATGTGGATAAAAAAGAGACAATTTATAGTTTAGGATTTCAAAGATGGCAAAAATTATCATTATCAAAAAGAAAAGTATTAATGCTTAAAAATGATTTTAATTATCAGAATTGTTTAGCTGAACTAGAAGCTATATAATACAAGTTTATACCGTCTCATCAATACCTTAAATCAATTAGATAAAATTAAAAACAATGAAAATAACAACACAAAAACTATGCAAAAACTAAGAATAACAAACACATATAACAAAGAAAATAATCAATATGAAAAAGGCACTTTTGAAATAAGAGAAAGCGAAAAATCTATTAGCGGAAAAGTCAATATTTCCACTAAAAAAGATGATAAATATATATCAAAAAGCTTGCCATTTATTGCTTTTAAGTCTAAAATAGACAGAGAAACAGAAAGAGCAATTTTGGATTCTCGAGGTCAATTATTCGAAGCAGAAATTGGATTAATGGTGGATAATTTCCAGGATCAAGCAGGAAAGACAATTACTTATATAAAACTAGTAATTAACAAAGCTAAATTTGAAGCGGTAGACAAGCATAACCAGGCAAAGGCTAACGGATACCAGCCAGAGAATTTGCTAGATGATGTACCGTTTTAACTAAAAAATACCCTCCTGCCATTTTGTAGCTAGTGCTTTTTAGGTTGAAGTGCTTGACTGTCCTTGATGCTAGAAATAGTTAAATTCGCTTTGGCAGGTAAGGGAGTGATTTATAAGCCTACAATCAAGGAAAAACCTATTAATTAATAAAAAAATCATGATACCATTTAAAACAAAACTATTAACAAAAACAGCAAAGGCACCAACCCAAGAAAACGAGGGCGATTTATGGGATTTATATGCCGATGATTTTTGCGGTGAAAAACTAAAAGATATTCATTACAAAGAGGAGGCGATGTATAATTATGATATAACACATAAACAGAATCTTAATTTCGAAGATCATCTTGATTGTTTTGATCGAAATCATCTGCCAGACGGATTGCCGAACGAGTGCAAATTATACTCTCAAGGCAGAATCTTAGTAAAAACAGGAATTAGTCTTGAGTTGCCAATTAAATATTCAAAAAGACAAAGAATCGGAAAAGCTAAAAAAGACTTTAATGGAAATGAAATATTGTATTTACTTGAAGAGTGGAGCTATAAAAAGAAATACAATAATAAAATTTCTAGTCATATAGAAGCCTATGCAGTGGCAGATATTCGCCCTAGATCAGGCTTAGCATTGAAGCATGGAATTACAGTATTAAATACACCTGGAACAATAGATAATT